GATCTGCGAGCGCATGACGCGGTGCAGGTGACATACGTTGCAGGCTACGGTTCTGGCGACATTCCACCGCCGATCCTTGAGGCAATCCGAATGTATGTGACAAGCATGTATGAGGGTTGCGCAGGCATGACAGATCAAGCCAAGTCGTTGTTAGCACCTTATCGCCGCGCGGATGAATTGGCATGGTAGACTGTTGCAAGCCTTCTAAGTATAGCGCACGCGACCTGCGTGAGCATGTGACGTTCGAGCGCGTGACGAACACGGCTGACGATTACGGCGCGCGCATTCAAGGCTGGGCCACAATTGCAGATGCTCCGACGCGGGCGATGGTTAAACCTATGTCAGGGCGCGAGCGTTGGGCGTCTGAGCGCACCGAGGCCACGGCAAACTATCGCATTGTGACCCGTTACAACTCAGATCTTACCGAAAAAGACCGCGTGTTGATCCGGGGCAGGCCGTGCAACATCCGTTTCATTGCGAATGTTGATATGGACGACCGATGGCTTGAGATCGACGTAAACATGGGCGATGCGACATGACCGTCACAATTCGCCTTGAGGGTTCGGAACAGCTACAGCGCGAATTGCGGCGGCTATCTGACGATCTGCGAGAAGAAGCTGGCAATGTAGTTCTGGCAACAGCCGTCGAAATGCGTGCCGATATTGTTAAAAGCATTCAAAGCGGGCCAGCGTCGGGGCGGACGTACAGAAAAAGCAATCCAACGCGCACGCACACTGCATCCGCGCCCGGACAGCCGCCCATGACAGACACAGGACGGCTTGCCAATAGCATCACATTCGACCGCATTGGCGATCTGACCGCCACAGTTGGCAGCGAATTGATTTATGCGTCATGGCTGGAATACGGCACAAGCCGCATGGCATCGCGCCCATTCTTCAGGCCAGCGGTGGAGCGGATGCGACCCGTCTATATCGGCAAGCTGGAAGATATTATCCGGAGGGCCACGCGATGAACTTTGCAGGCGTAGCGCAAGCCGTTAGGGCGCGGCTGGCAGGTGATACCACATTATCTGGGTTGGTCAGCTATATCGGATACGACAAGCCGCAAGACACGCGCCCTGAAAGCCTAGCGCCGTTCCCGTATTGCATCATCGAGGACGTGAGCGCGCGCGCATGGGATACAAAGACCAGTGACGGCGGCGAGCAGCTTATCCAGATCACCACCTTTTGCCGACCGACCGCAACGCGATCTGCCGTTGATCTTGCAAACGCAACGGCGCAACAGGTATATGACCTTTTGCACAAGTTTGACTTGGTTATTGCCGGATCAAACACTGTAAATTGTCTGTTTGAGGAAAGCCCCGGCAATATACCGGACCCAGACGGCTTCACTCGGTACAGGCCAATGACATTTCGCATCACATATGACGATGGAACCTAGCTTTGCAAGTTTCCAAAATCGTGATACAAGTTTGCAAAGCCAATGAAAGGGCAAAACAATGGCAGCAGAAGCAGGTCGTGATCTACGGATCAAATATGCGTCGGATGGATCAACATATGTTGTAGTCGCGGGCGCGCGCACTGACAGCATGACGTTCAATAACGAGGCCATCGACATCACCGACAAAGATGACGCTGGCGTTCGGACGTATCTGGACGACATCGGCGTGAAAAGCATGAGTTTGTCATGCACTGGCGTTGCAACGGCATCGACATTCTCTGCATTGGCGGCGGCGGCTACATCTGATAGCGCGCTTCATGCCTTTGAAATTGATATGGGCAGCTTTGCGACTTATACAGGATCGTTCTTTATCACCTCATTTGAGGCGACAGGCGAACAAGCCGACACAATTACGTTCACGCTTTCTCTGGAAAGCTCTGGCGCGATTACGGCATCCTGATGGCTGGTGTATTTCGAGAAACAAGAATTGAACTGGACGGTCAAGAATACTGGTTTACACCATCCAACAAGTTTTTACGTCGGATCGACGCTGGACTTGCGCCGCAAACACTTCTGGGCGTTGTGTCAACAATGGATGGCAGGAATGTACCATTGCCCGCGCTGGCTTTTATTATTTCGGAAATGGTCAAAGAGGGAGGCGGCAATGCTGACGAAGATGATGTTCTTGCATCGCTTTATGACGATCTGACAAACAACAGCGGTAACGGAATTGGTCCTCTTGTGCAGTCAATTGGCGATTGCATAACACCACCGGACGCAGCAAAAAACCATCCAGCCCCGGCCAATGTCGGGGCAAAGAAAGTAAAATCCAGACAGAAATAGACTGGACTGGCATGTATGTCGCAGCGCGGCATTGGGGCATACAGCCGAGTGAGTTCTGGGATATGACGATGGTTGAATGGTTTGTTGAGGCGCAATTTCACCAGCGCCAAAGCGAAGGGCAAAAACCCGTAAAGGGCCATTTGTTAGATACTGAGATCGACCGCCTTAGCGCATTATTGGAGCCTGAATAATGGCAATTCCTAAACTTCAGGTTCAAATAACGGCAGATACTAAACAAGCCGAAGATGGGTTGAAAAAAGTATCTGGCGAAATCGGTGGAGTTGATAACGCATCCAGAAAAGCAATGAGTGCGGTGAAAGCCTTTGCTGCTGGATTGGTAAGCATTTCAGCAATTGGAGCTATTTTTTCAAAGTCAGTTAATGAAGCGCAAAAATTTGAAACTACAATGTTTCGAATAAAAGCTATTATAAAATCGACGGGAGGAACGGCGGGCCGAACATCTCAGGATTTGCGTAGCTTTGCGCAAAACTTAGCTTTAAACACCCTTGAAAGCACTGAGGGTATTCTTGAAGCTCAGCAAAGACTTTTAACATTTCGCAAGGTGTCCGGCGACGTTTTTGACCGCACCATAGCAGTCGCGGCTGACCTATCTGCGGTTTTGGGTCAAAACATGAGCGGCGCGGCAATTCAGCTAGGCCGCGCACTTGAAGATCCAGTTACCGGCCTTTCGGCTTTGGCGAGAACGGGAACGGTCTTCACCGAGCAGCAAAAAGAAATGGTTAAGCGCATGGTCGCGTCTGGCCAGCAACTTGATGCTCAAAAGTTTATTCTGTCAGAACTTGAGGCTCAATATGGAGGCGCGGCTGTGGCGGCGGCTCAGGGTTATGCGGGCGCTTTGGATACGCTGGGCCAAAGAATGCAAGAGTTCTTTCTTTCAGTGGATGAGAACTTAGGTTTAACTAAGGCTCTTTCCGCCGTTTACTTGGTTGCCGCTGATGCAATCAAATTCCTTACAGACAACATGGGGCGTCTTGTAACTTATATTGGTACTGCGCTTGCATCATCAGTAGCTTACGCAGCATTTATGGCACGTGGATGGGTCGCTGCATTTATTGCAGCGCGCGCGGCCACATTTAGCCTTGCCGCTATGCTGGGAGTTTTGCGAGCGGCCATGATTAGAACTGGCATTTTGGCGCTTGTCGTAGGAGCTGGAGAACTGGTGTATCAGTTCACGCGGCTAGTAAGTGCGGCTGGTAATTTTAGCATTGCCATGGGACTTCTAAAGGATGTTGCAACCGAAGCATGGGATGTTATTAAACGTGGCGCGTCCCTTGTCGGGGAAATGATTGGCGGTGTAGCCCTAATGGTGCAAGGCGCGTTTCTCGGTGCATTTGCCAAAATAATTTCTGCATTCTCATCTTTAACCCAATCCATCGCCGATGGAATAAACGCGCTTTTTGGGACCAATATACAAGGCATTGGGTCAAGTCTCGCGGCGGATCTTCAGTCACAATCTGATTACATGACATCGGGAGGGGCCGAGATTGCAAATAGCGCTGGCGGGTCGTTGTCTGCGTTGCTTGATGAAGGCTTGCCATCGCTGCAAAAAATCAAAGATTTACTTGCATCAATTAAGGATGAAAAGATAACTCTTCCCGACCTGTTGGGCGTAGGAACTGATGATGATGGCGGTGCTGGATCAGGCGGTAAAAAGAAAACGCCTCTTGAGGAACAGACCGAGGCTCAAATCGCATCATTGCAAGCATTGCGAGATCAGGGCCGCGAAACATGGTCTGCTCTTGGCGGTTTTTTGCAGCAGTTTGCCGGAAAAAGCAAAGCGGCAGCAGTCGCGGCTATTGCAATTCAAAAGGGTCTATCCATCGCGCAAATTATCGCCAACACAGCCGCAGCGCAAATGCGAGCACTTGCCGAATTGGGGCCAATCGCAGGGCCACCCGTTGCGGCTAAGATGGGGCTATACGGAAAACTGCAAGCTGGGCTTGTCGCCGCAACTGGGCTTTCACAGGCGATGGGAGGCGGGGGTGGGTCATCGACTAGCATTGGTCA